GTGGCGGATCGGCTGGTGTTTGGGAAAAACGGACATGCTGGCCCGTTCTGGATTTTCAATGTCACGTTGTGTGTACCATGTTGCGTGTTTCGTTACGTTGCGTGCTGTGTTGAGGTGTTTGCTCGTGCCCTGTGCCCTGCGCTTGGTTACTGTGTGTGTCATTCGTGGGGTACTGGTAGGTAGGTACCCGTGGGTAGGGGTACTGCACCCCTCCTGCTCACGTTGTGTAACCCCACTGATGTCACGTTGTGTTATGCCCATGGGGTGGGCCTCCTGCCCTGTGGTTGTCACTCTGTGTATCGCCTACCAGGTGGTTACCTTGTGTGGTGGGTCGCTGTTCGGCTGGCCGATCTTCAGGTTGCAGGCCTGGCAGGATGCGACGAGGTCGGCGTCGAGTTCGCTGATGCCCTTGCCGATTACGTGGTGGACTTGGTCCGCTACTTCGGTGCAGACGCCGGGGATGCGTAGTTGGCAGGTGTGGCCGTCGCGGAGCATGATCCGGGCGCGTTGCTTCCGGGATGCGGTGGTGGACCCCCCTGCCCAGCCTTTACTGATGGCGGCCTCCTGGCCTATGGGGCGGTGGTGGCGTCGATGGTCGGGCATGGCCACCGCATGCTCTCGACTCCGGCGCAGCCGCCGTCGACGACGCATTCGGAGCAGATCTCGTTGCCGTGGGACGCTATCGGGCTGTGGAGGCGGATGACGGCGGTGAGTGAGCGGACCCAGGTGCCTGCGTCGGCTGCGTGGACTGCGTCTAGTAGTTGCTGGTGGGCGGCGTCTAGTCGTTGCTGATGTTGCTCATGGAGTTCTTGCGCGGTCATGGCATGTCGGCGCGTTGGCCGTCGGGTGTGACTTCGGCGCGGCCTCCGTGGCGTGCTGGTGCGGTGGTGATTTCGGTGATGCGGAAGGTTCGCGGGTGGGTGGGGCGGTCGATCCCGCGTGCGCCTTCGTCGAGTTCCTGGAAGGTGATGAGCCCGAGGGCGGCGGTCGCTCCGACCATGATGCGGTTCTTGTCGAGGCCGGTCGCGGTCATGACGACGTCGGTGAAGTCGTCGCTGGGGACGGAGGCTGGTGTGGTGGTGGTCTTCCTGGTGGTCATCGGTGGCTCCTTGGCGGGCCTGGTGAGCGGAGTGGCTACGTGAGATCAATTTACGGGACCGGAACCGTTGAGTAGGCAAAGGAAACCCCCCGGCGGGGGGCAGGGGGTTGGGCTGGCCGGCCGCCGATGGTCGTCCCTATGGGGGGCGCCCATCCCATTGGCGGGATCCGCATCTGTGGCTCTCGGCCGGTCAGCCGTGGAAACGGGCGTTAGGGTCTCGCCTTCCCGGTCCCCCGTTGATCCTCTCAGTGAGTTACCGCCGGGTCGAGGGCGGCGCAGCTGTCGTCGGGGAGTTGGTCGCCGGCGTGGATGCTGCTGGCCGGTCCGTCGACGTGGACCTGCGCGCCGGGGGGCCACGTCCCGATGGTCTTGCTCGGGTCGTCGACCTCGAACGCGATCATGGTGAGGTCGGCGTCGACCAGGACGGCGCCGCACCAGGCGCAGCGCTGCCGGACCAGGGGCCCGGTTTCGATTCTCAAGCCCGCGATGTGGGTGATCCCGCTCATGCTGGTGCGGTGAGGGTGATTTCGCGGAGGCCGAGCCCGCGGGGTTGGTCGGGGTCGGGGACGATCGCGAGAGTCAGGTGTCCGGTGCGGATGAGCTCGGCGACGGCTTCGGGGATTTCGATGGTGACGGGGGCGTTTCCCTGACCGGACAGGTCAGCGACCACGCTGTAGTGCTGCTCGGGCTTGTGCCCGAACGCGGCCACGTGGTTGGGGTGTTCGGGGCCGTCGTTGCCGTCGAAACTGTTGTTGCACTTCGTGCAGGTCGCGATCATTCGATGCTCCATATTCGTGTCGGTCGTTCGGTGATTCTCACTACGCCTTCAGGGACATCGGGGTCATCGATCACCTCGGTACCCAGAACCGGGCTGCCGGGCTGCAGCGGCGGTCGATTGCCTGTCGCCCAGGAGGCTCGCAGCATCCGGGCGTATTCGGCGGGATGCAGTCGCATGGGGCTGTTGTGTTGGCGGGCCAGGCCCTCGGTTTCGTATAGCCAGTCGGGGGCTGGTGCGATGGCCCCGATGAGCGAATCGACGGCCCATTCCCGGGTGTCGGGCGTCATGTCGGGGTCAATGGCTGCCCTCTCCCACCCTGTTGCCGGGATCGGTATATCAATCGTCATTCGGTCACGCTCCATTCGGGTTGCCAGCCGGGCCGGTCGGCGTACGGCTGGGCGAGGATTCGGATCTCGGGGCACTCGTCGGCTCTGGCCGGGCTCCATTCGCCGAAGCGACCGGAACACATCAGGTCAAGCGGTGGGCCGGTAGGCGACGGGTACGGCACCCCAGCGTGACGGTCAATGATCGCCCGCTTGGCTTTCACCTCGGCCAGCTGGTGCCGCGCCCGTTCAGCGATCTGTTGAGGCTTGAATCGTCCGAGGTAGTCAGCGGTGGAGTCATCGACTTCCGGGATCAGGGTTTCGCCGTCGCGGCGAACGAGGCCGGGCATGTTGACGCCTGGCCAGACCTCCCATTGGCCTGCGGCGTCCGCGAAGAGTAGGTCTTTCTCGGCGTGCGCTTGGTCTAGGTCGATTTGTGCGCGGAGCCAGGTGGTTAGGGCGCTCATGTCGGCGGTCATCAGTCGGTCTCTTCCTGGGTGTGCGTGATGATGTCGCCAGGTTGGACGACGCGGTGACGGATGTTTCCAGCGCCGTCGGTTAGGGCGATGACTTCTGTTTCGGTCACGACTCTGGTTTCGGTGGTTTTGGGTCGGGCTCGTTTTTCCGCAGCGAGGATCTTGGCTCGGCTCCAGTCGGCTGGTTTCGCTCCTGCTGCTTTGGCTGTTGCTTGGATGCTGGCTAGTTCGGTTTTGGTGAGCCGGATTGTGAGGAATTCGGTTCGGGGGTCGTTGGAGGGTGGGCGGCCTGGTCCTCGTTTGGCCGGTGGTTCCTCTGTGCTCATGTCTTGAATATAGGGGTCACATCAATTCTGTGCAAGACCGAGTAGTTGTGACACGAATATCTAGACACGACTCTGATTTATGTGACACAGTAAAGGCATGACGACAACGCAGATCACCCGCCGGATCCTCACCAGCGCCCTGACCGCGGTGGCCTTCTGGAACTCCTACACCCACACCGCCGCCTGGTTCACCGAGCACGGGCAGGCAGCCCAGGCCCCGCTCCTAGCGCTGATCCCCGAGGCCGGCGTCATCCTCGTGGTCCTGACGCTGGCCGGCGGCGGCCTGACCACCGTGGTCCGCTGGCTGATCGGGGCCATCGGGATCGGTGCCGTCGCCATCACGTTCACTGCCAACCTGGCGGGTGCCTCGGCCGGGGCGATGGGCATCGCGGCTGCCCTGGTCGCGCCGGTGTTCGCCATCCTCGGGTTCGCGCTGGAGGTCGTCTCTATCGAGGCACCTGCCGAAGCTCCGAGCGAGGCGCCCGCTGAATCTCCCGCAGCCGCATCGGCTGAGGCACCCGCCCCGGCGGCCAAGCCCGCCCGCAAGGTCACACCGGCTCGCCGCGGTAACCGCGGCTTGACCGACACCGGGATCCTCTGGGCTACCCAGGTGCACGCCACGGGCGCCGAGTGGCCGACGACCGCGCAGATCCTGGCGCAGTTCCCGACGATCAGCCGGACGACCGCTGGGCGGATCCGGGGCGCCAAGCCGGTGGCCGTCTGACCTACCCCCCGGCCCCTGCCCTCGGGCGGGGGCGCTCCTTTGCCCTTCCGCCGGGGCCAGGCCCCGCAGTTGCACCAGTACGCGGCGCGCTGCACCTGCAGGCTGGTGGCGGCCCCGCAGGTGACGACGGGGTCACTCATCAAGCTGACCGCCAACCAGCAGGCGCAGCGCACCAACGGCGGCCTCGGACGCGCGCAGTGCCGCAACGGTGCGCCGGACGTCGTCCACCAACGGTGTTGCGATGTCGCGGGTTCGGACGATGAACGCATCGACAGGTAGCTGTGCCCAGTCGGCGAGGGCGGCGAGGTTGTCGACGTCCGGGTTGTGGCCTTGCCGGATCCTCGTGAGCGTCGAGGGTGAGAGTCCGGCTTGTAGGGCTGCTTGCCTGTCGGTGAGGCCGCGGGCGTGGATGACGGCGGCGATGGCTGCGGCGAACGCGGGCTGATCGAACGAGGGGCCGGTCATGGGCCTTCCATCTGGTTGAGGTCACGTTGAGTGGGGTGCATGGGCGGTGGTTTCACCACGGCCAGCTGATCGGCGCCGAAGATGACCAGCACTCGACTGCTCAGGCCATTCTCATTCGCCCAGGATTTCGTGTGTGCCATGGAGTTTTCCTGTTCCTCTTCCGTCATGCCGCCCGGCATGGAGATCACGAGGCACGCGCCTGGTTCGACGATCAGCGCCCGGTTCGGCCAGCGGTCAGGGGGAGCGCATACAGCACACTCCAGCTCGTCACCATGTACCTCTAAGCATTTCCTGATTTGCGTCTTGCTCATGCGTTGCTCACGATCAGTCGGTGTCCGAGGTCGCGGATGATGCCTGCGGCTTTGGAGGGTTTGCCGTGGCGGGGTGGTCGTCGTTTCCAGGCGTGGTAGGTGCACCAGGCGGCGAATGCGCCGGCGGTGAGGGTGTTGGTGCTGAGGCCCCCGGCGATCGTGAAAACGACCGCGAAAGCGCCGTAGAAGCCCGCATAGGCGGCCAAGAATCGGACGGTGTACGGGCGTCTCTGGTCAACGATCCAGATGCCTGCCCAGGCGAGGAGGGTGAGTGCGGTGCCTATCAGCTCCCAGGTGATCATCGGGTTGCCTCCTGCTCAGCTCTGGTGATCATTTCGTCCAGGTAATGGCGGGCTTTCTTCAGCTCTTCGACGACGTCCGTGCCTGGTTTCCGGCCGGCGCGGAGGAGGTATTTGAGGGCGTTGCCGCCGTAGAAGTCGAGGTTGAATGCGTCGATGATCTGGAAGGGCATGATCGGCATCTGCTCGTAGTGGTCACCGCCGACTTGCTTTTCACTCATGAGCCACCGCGCGCTTCGTCGATGCTGCGGCTGGTGAGGTCTTCGGCGAGGGTGGGCTCGGCCTCGTTCGGCCACGTGCTGCAGGTGACGTCGGAGGGGTTCAAGGTCATCCGGTCAGCGCGCCGTTCCAATGGTGGCTTGCCGCAGCACGGCATGGTGTTCGAGCCATCCGGCGGACACATGTGGACGGTGGTCATGTGGTGCGCTCCAGGGCTTGGCGGATGATGTCGAGGGTCGCCGCCAGGACGCTCAGCGCCACGCTCGCGGCTGCGATCAGCACGGCTGTGGCCAGGGCGGCACAGAGGGCGGCGAGGACGCAGGCTCGGCAGGTGCGGGCCCCGTCGGCGCGGATCCAGACCCAGAGCTGGCGCCAGTCGCCGGGGGGCGGGACGGCGGTCATGACGTCTCCACGGCTCGAAGGTGCGGGCGGCAGGCGGTGCAGCGGTGCTCGGAGGGCTGCCCGAATTCGTCGGGCGTCCAGCCTCGGATGCACTGATCGCAGCCAAGGTTTGTCGCCGAATCGCGGCCAAGGTTTGGCGGTGATTCGGCTACGATTTTGCTACGGGCTGGCCACATCGCGGCTCGTTTCGCAGCGGACTGGAGCCAGCCGAGGAGGGCAGCGCCGGGATTGTGCAAGTCGGTGGCGGTGTTGTGGATCAACCATTTTCGGAGTTCTGCTTCGAGATCAACGCTCTGACCTGCGGTTTCATCCCAAAGTTGCCACAAATCTGTTCGGTCGTCGTCGCTCAGAGCTCTCGCGTCACCAAACAGACGACGACAGACAAGGTCTTGGATAGGTTTTGAAGTTTGGGTTTGGTCTTGGCTTGGCATGGCATGGGGTTCAACGATTGTCGAAGCATTTGCTTCAGCATTTGCTTCGTTTTTGCTTCGCCTGGATTGACCGGACGCCTTGCCGCCCCGGGCTCCTGCGGCGGCTCTGACGGCGCGTTTCGCCTTGACCTGAGCGGCCGTCGGATTCCCGTTCTTCACCCACTGGTGGAAGACAAACCCCTTCGGGTCCAGCGGCTGCGGGCACGCCGGACAGCCATGGCCAGTGGCGTGCCACATGCCCGAGGCGAGCAAGTGGCGAACGGCTGCCTGCGTGCACCCCAACTCGGCGATCTGCTCATGCGGGATCTGGCCCTCGGTCAAATATTTCGCCGACCAGGATCCAGCGAGCGTCCACAGTCCCATGGCGCGCTCGCGGATCTCACCGCGCTTCATGCGAGTCACCTTCGGGTGCGCACTGAGGCCGTCGTCGACCAAGAACCACGGCATGTACTGGCCTCTTTCGCCAAAGTGGAATGAATAATGTTTCCAAGTCACTGTTTTCAGGACTTCCACAGCTCCCCCTCGTTGTGTGATTGTTTTCGGTCGACCTTGATTCTCAGGAGTGATTCAGCGCTCTTGCGGCGCATCCGGCGGACATCGGGATCCAGCACCCGGCGCACGGTTCGCGGGTTCAGATGTGCGCGCTCTGCGATGCTCTGGACGCTCATCCCCGCGTTCAGGAGGTCGGCCAGGTGGGCGCGGACCGGGCGGACATCGGCGTACGCGGACCACCGCCCGTACTCCTCGGCCCGGGCTGCCACCCGTTCGCGCTCGTAGGCGGCATTCGCTTCCCGGCATGCCAGGCACCGGCACCGGTCCCGCTTGTACGCCTGGAGAGTGCCATGCAGGTGCGCCCCCCTGTGCGGGCACGGGCGCGCAGCGGGGGTGTCGAGCAGCAACCCGGCGGCGGTCATCGGCAGCACCGGACCCGCGCCAACGGGGCGCGGTCACACCACTCGGCCAGGGTGGCCAGCAGCCGAACGGCGTGTGCCCAGTGCACACCGTCCTCTTCGGGCCCGGGCATGACCACGCCGGTGTCGAGGAGCTCCAGGGCAACGCGCAGCAGAACGTCGAGATCCCTCGCGACCGGCCGGGAGTCGATGGCCGGACCGAGGGGCTCGCCCAGAGCTCGAGCGAGCAGGCCCAGGCCGGGCCCAAAGATGTTCATCGTGGGGTGATCGATGCCGACCAGCTCCGGGCCGCCGAGGTCAGCTTCCAGGTAGATGTCATGGCTCATCCGGTCACCTCCGTGAAAAGTGGGTCCATTTGGTCGGCCAGCTCCGATCGCCGTGCGGCGGCACGGGTTTCGGCGTGATGGTCGGCGTCGTACGCCAGGTGGCACCTGTTGCACATCGCCAGCAAGTTCTCGTCGGCGCAGTTCTCCGGCTGGTGGTCGAGGTGAGCGGTCGTCAGGACCACGATCGAGCCGGTGATCGGCGCGGGTTGGCTGTGCAGCGCGACGCACCGGGTGAGGTCCGAGTCTGGGTCTGCCCATGCTTCGATGTGGGACAGCGGGTTTTCGGCAGCCTCGGCGGCATGGTCGTGCCCGCACTGGCCGGTGCACTCGCAACGGCGATTGGCCCGGACGAACCGGATCCGTGAGCTGATCCGCGCCCAGTCGGCCGGGTACCTGGCGCGCTCGGACGCGCGGATGGGGCTCACGGTGCCTCCTTGATTCCGGCTTGGATCCGGGCTGTTTCGGCGCCGTGGGACGGGTCGCAGCCGGGGTGCACGGTCCGTCCGGTGCGGCGGAAGAACTCGGCGGGCAGCATCGCCCGTCCGCAGACCTGGCACCGGGGTGGCCTGCTGGGTTTCGTGCATTTGTGCTGGGTGAACGCTTCCTGCTGCGCGGGCATCTCCGCACCGGTGAGCACGCGTGCGCGGTCCTTCCCGTCGACCTGGGTGAGGACCACGTTCCCTCCCGGGTCGGGGACGGTATCGAGACGCAGACGTGTGCCCTCGACGGACAGCCGCCAAAAGGTGACGGCCCCGCACTTCGGGCACAGATCCTGCGTCTCGATCCCGGTCACGTCAGTCGCCGTTCAGCATGCTGTCGTCGAAGTCAACCCACTTGCCGTCGACCTTGACCCGGCCGCCGAGCGGGATACCGAGGGCTTCGCGGGCGATCTTCCGGGCAGGGGTGATGTTCTCCCACGCCTGAAGCCCCAACCGGACTCGGACGTCACCGGGGTCGGTCACCCGCATGATCGCGTGCAACGCGGCCTCCAGCTCAGCCACCCGGGCCTTAGACATCGGGGGTCACCTCCGGCACGGCGTCTACCTGCTCGGCGATCCGCTGCTGGCAGGCGGGGCAGGGCCCGTTGGGTCGGCAGGCCCCGATTGTTTCCCGCACGTCGTGCCCGGGGTAGGTCATGGTCGGGCACCCGTCTGGGTGGCCACCGGGGGGCGCACCGCAGCGCACGCAGTCGATCTCGTCCTCTTCGTCATCGTCCTCGACCGGCGCGGTGAAGCTGAGGACATCGTCCGGGGCGAAGTCGTCAACCGAGTCATCATCGATGCGGGCCCCGGTACGCCGGAGAGTTCCGACCAGCTTGCGGGCGACGTAGACGACTTCGTCGGTGTCGCCCCTCACCTCAACGGTCTGGGCTGCGATGAGGAGGGCGTCGCGCCACACTTCGTAGTCGGACGGCCCGCCCTCGCCGTGGGCGCGGGCCACCTCCATGCCCATCTTCTGGCCGCGCATGTAGGCGGCGTCCACCCGGACGTCAACGCTGTCGGTGCGGGCCAGTGCCGCAGCGTCTCGCGCCGCCTGCATGGCTTCCTTCCATCCGAGGTCGTACCCGGCACGGTGGCCGCGCATGATGTCGCGTTCCTCGGCCTCCACCGGTTTACCAGCGACGGCGATGGTCTTGCCCTCGATATCGACCCCGAAATGCGTGAGCAACCCACGGATTCCACCGACGGCACGGGATTCGATCTCATCTCGGGAGTCGACGAACAGGGCCTCGAGTTTGTCGAGACGGTCTGACAACCACTGCCCGTCGATCCCGTCCGCAATCGGGCCGGGGAAGTGCTCGGCGCCGGCCACCAGAGCGGTGGCCAGGACCCGCCGGACGCGTGTGGAGGACGGCGGGTTGCTGTCACCCGGTAGGTACAGCTGGGCGCCGTAGGCTTGGAGGGCGAGGGCCATGGCGTCGATGGCTTCGTCGGTGGGGATCATGCGGTTTCCTCCGTGACCTGGATGAGCAGCTTCCTGCCGGTGAGAGTGACGATCCGAGCGGAGGCCGGCGAGTCCCTGATCGGCTCGATTGCGGCGACACCGCCGGGTGATTCGCGCAGGGCCAGGCCGATGAGCCATCCGGCGGTGAACACCGCGAAATCGGTGGGCTCGGGTGCTATCAGTGGCGGTGGCGTGCGCTCGGCCGCTTGGTACTGCTCGTACAGGTCTCGGCTGCCACAGTCGTCGAGGCTCATCGGCCGCTCACCTCCGCAGGTTTGGAGGGCGTGAGATCGATCGGTGCCCAGATGGCCGCAATGGTCTTCGCCCGCTCGGTCAGCCACTCGCGAATGGCCGGCGCGTCATCCCGGGTGACCTCCACCGCGTACGACCAGGCCCGCGCTTTCCGCTGGCCCATGAAGAACAGCAGAAGCTCGTCTCCGCCGTGGCCCGAGGTCTGCCAGTCCCAGCGATAGAGCAGGTCCAGGTCGTGATCCGAGTCCTTCATGTTCTCCCAGAACTCAGCCCAGGACTCAGCGAGGAAGTGCTCACCGCGCTTGTAGAAGTTTCCTTCCATGGCGTAGTACGGGTGGTCGACGTCCCACAGCTCGGTCACGATTCCTCCTGGTCGGCGGTCCCGAGGACGGCGGCGAGCCCGTCGGCGATGGTCCGGAGTTCGTGGATGATCTCGGACTCGAGGAGCCTCCCGGACGTCGCGACGACCCGGCGGGCCTGCTCAGCCCAGTGCGCGAGACCAACACGGAGGCGGGCTGTTTCGATGGACATGAGGAGCCCGGCGCACTGCTTGAGGGTGTCCTCGTCGAGTTCGACCAGGCCTTCCTCGTCGAGGGTGCCCCGGGCGGTGCGGGCGAGGAACAGGGCTCGCTGGGCTTCGCGGATCGCGCCTTCCTGGTCCTGGTTGGGTACCTCGCAGGACGTGACTTTCATGCGTACCGTGGGTTTGCTGTCGGCGCCCGGCGCGGGCTGTACTCGCTCTACGTGAGTGAGTTCGATGATGGCCATGACCCGGACACCGGGGATGTTGTACATCCGGGCCACGTGCGGCTCCAGGGCTTGCATGGCTCCGGACGCTGGGTTGCCAATTATCTTGAGCGTGGTCACTTCTCGGTGCCTTCCTTGCCGGTGAGGTCGATGACGACCAGCCAGAGCCGGTTCGGCTCTTTCGTGGCCGGGTGCACAACGGGGTTCGTCGGGGTGTAGTGCTCCTTGTCGTCCTTGCATCCGGTCGCGTCCCGGACGCCATCGGCGCAGGCCTTGAGGGTGGGCGCGAGGTTGTCGAGGTCGCGCTCACGGTGGACGCGGGGGGCGATGTGCAGGACCACGGTCCAGCGGTCCATGCGCGGGATCCGTTCGCGGCGGGCCAGGACGTGAACGGCGTCGCGCCACACCTTGTTCAACCGGGCCTGCTTCCGGCGTCCATGCCGGTCATTGAGGCTCAGGGGGGTCACGAACGGCAGCGGGAACGACCACTCGCGGGCGGTCATGGTTTGATCGCCTTTCGTGCGGCCGGGCAGTAGTCCTTGCCCCCGACGCGCACCCATCCGGCACTGCGGGCTTGCTCGCGGGCTTCGGCCAGATTGATCCCGTCGCCGACTCCGCCGGGGCAGGTCCCGGCATCGTCGGCCGGGTGATCCTTCTGGGGTAGGTCGCAGAGGATGCTGTAGATCTTCAGCGAGCTCATGGTGACCACTCCCAGCGTTCGGTCCGGTGCGCCGCTTTCTGGTGGCCGGCGAATGCGAACAGCGCGTACCCAACGGAAGCGAACGCGGCCAGGGCGAATAGGGCGGCGATCCACCATCGTCCGGCGGCGGCATGACGTGCGGTGGAGTCAGCGTTCAAAGCGATCATGACCAGCCACCACCATGGTGCGTTCATCCACATCAGCCGTGGGACGAAGATGCCGATCCAGACGACACCGCAGCCAGCAACCTGCGCGAGGAACCACAGGGCGCCGATCATGAGCGCACCCCTAAGGCCTGCGCGGTCGGGCACGGGTAGCGGAGGGGGGTCTCGGCACTGCCGATGCAGGACTGGCAATCCTGGCCGTAGCCGTGGTTCTCGGTCGGCTTGTGGATGGCCAGGACGGCCAGCCGCATCTCTGCTAACTCGGTGTACGCCTCGGTGTAGTCGATTTCGGCGTCGACCACATCGCCTTCAGCTGGCGCGGGTGTGGCGAGCAACCGTTCACGCTGGGCGTCTGCAGCGGCGAGCCACATCGCGTTGGCGGCGTCTCGCACCGACGTACCGGCTGGGACGAAGATGACCTCCATGGACATGCCGTTCGCGTGCCGCAGCGCCGCGAGCTCGCCGTCGTTCCCGAACACCACGACGTCCGAGTAGTCCGCGTAGTAGGCGATCCAGGCCCCGTTGGCGAACGGTCCGGCGTCGGTGCGGAACGGCACCCGGTGCACCGTGGCCCGCTCGGCGGCCATCAACGCGAACAAGTTGCCCAGCGTGCCGCCCGGCAATGATGCGATCAGCGCGCCGTGGATCAGCTCGGCCTGCCGCAGGTGGAACGCCCGAGCCTCACCGATGTACGAGTCTCTGCTGAAAGTAGGCATCGACTCAGTGATGTCGATGCACCGGCCCTGTACCTCATCCCCGGCGTGGATGGGTTCGGCCTTGCACACCGTGACCACCTGGTCTGCGCTAGCCACGGTCGCTGCCCTCGGTCGTCGCGATCTGCTCGGCGCCCTCGGCCGGGATCCCCCCGGCGGCCATGAACCGGATCTCCGCGCGCCACTTGCTCTCCTCGCGGCGGGTCAGCTCGTCGAGGCGGGCGTTCACGACGGTCGCCTCAGCGGCCGTCAGGCGCTTCGTCGACTCCACCGGCCGCTCGGCGATGAACGACACCACGGCCAGCGCGGCGGCCTTGTCGTCCGCCGACCCAAGGTCCAGCTTGCGAAGCAGGGTGCCCAGGCGCTTCGACTGCGGCAGGGTGATCAGCTCACCGCTCTCGGTGCCCGGGTCCGGCTCGGGCTCGGCCGGTGGCTCCTGAGCGGGCGTGGCCGGCGGTTCTGCGGGTGCCACGGTCGCGGCGGAACTGGAGGCGATGAGTGCGGCCCGCGCTTTGATGTCCGAGGCGGTGACGGTGGTGACCGCCGGTGGCCGGTCGTCGTCCTGCGGGCGCTCGTCCTGCAGCTCCTCCCGGCTGACCATGCCCCGCAGAACGTCGGGAAACACCGTCTTGCACGCGATCGACGACGCGCGGGCGTAGAGCATCCCGGCGGGGTCGGTGTTGTACTTGTCGTTGCCGCCCGTCTTGTCTTTGCCGTAGTCGTTCTTTCCCGCGTTCGGGCCCTTGCCCTTCACGTACCCGGCGTTGATGGCCTGCTCGATCGTGAACTCGAACCTTTGCCAGGCGTTTTCGCCGAGCCTCGCGACCTCGACCACGCACCGCTCGGCGGTCCGCTCCACGACGCGGTGGCCGTGCCCGCGATCCTTGACCAACGCGACCATCTGCTCCGCGTACATGCTGTACCGGCCACCGATGACGAAGATCCCGTTTAGGCTGACCTCGGGCGACAGGCCGATCTGGATGCCATAGCGGGCAACGGATCCGGTGGTCTGCACCGCGATCGTCCGGCGCGCCTGGAACGACTCCTCGGACTCGCCAGGCAGCCTCAGTTTCGGGTTCTTCCCGGGAATGTCCCAGACCTTCTTGTCCGGCGGCAGGGGCCAGAAGCTGTCAGGTACCGCCGGGGTGTCGACGAGGTAGTTAGCCGCCTTCATGGCCGCTTCCATCCCGGCGACCCATTCGAACAATGCCACGTTGACGGCCGGGATCGGGGTCAGTACCCCGGGGTCATGCTGCGCGAGCTGGCTCACGGTGGTCGTTTCGATGGTCACGGTGGTGAATCTCCTTAGTGCCTAAGGGCGTACGGGGGAATCTTGCCGGTCTGGATCTCTTCCGAATACCCGGGCCACACACCGGATTCGGTGCACGCGAGCCACAGGTCGAAGGCCTCACGGTTCCGTTCCCGACCCTCGATCAGGTCCTCGACGTCCAGGCGGAACAGGGTGATCAGGTGCGGCGGCTTGGTCCCGACAAAGCAGAAGACGAAGTCGATGTCCTCGACGTCGTACCCGAGGGAGGCCACGGCATCCCGGTACCAGGGGTCCTGCATGTAGTACCCGTACTCGCCCATCGACTTCAAAACTGATCGCAGGCTGGGTTTTTCGGTTGACTTCAGGTCGACGATCATCGGTGGGAGGCCGGGTGGGATCGACAGCCAGTCGATCATCGCCCGGCACGCCGCCCCGGTCCGCCCGTCGCTCCAGAAGATCGACCGTTCCGGCAGACCGGTCCCAGGGGCGAACAGCGGCCCGGCGGTCGGGTGGTCGCGGACGGCCCGCGCCATGGCCTCGGCCTGGGCCAGCTCGGCCCGCTTCAGCGGGACGTGACCGGCTGCCCGGACGGCCTCAACCTCAGCCTTGACGGCGTTCGTGTCCCAGGCTGTTTTGCCGTCTTCTCGTTCGACGACCTTCAGCACCGAGCCGCGGCCGAGGACAAGTTTGTGGAACGCATGGCCCAGGTCGAAAGCGGCCTTCGGGGGCCGCCCGTGGTCCTTCTCGTACTTCACGATCGCGGGGGCCGTCGGGGGCAGCAACAGGCGCAGCGTGCTCGAGGATGCACTACCACCCGGGACGGGATCGCCGTGGTACTCCTCGTCGCTGAGGTCGTACAGCCCAGGTCGGGTGATGACGACCCGTTCGGCCGGCGCTCCCTCCGCGACCTCGGCGGCGGGTAGTAGTTCGTCCTGGGTTGTGGTCATCCGGCGTTCACTAGCCCGGACATCGCACGCGCAGTCTCCTCTATTGCTGCGGAGATGCGGGTGCGGGTTCCGGCCACGACCTCTTTGCATGTCGAGTCCGACGTGCCGAGGCGTCGGCCGATCTCTTTCCAGGGGACTCCGGCGGTCCGGTACACACCGATCATGTATCGGGTGTCTTCCGGGGGGACCAGGGCCGCTCGGGTCGGGCGGGGGACCGCCTGGTTTTCGGAGGCCCGCGGCATGCGTCGTTCGGTTTCGCGGCGCTGGCGGCTGGTGCGCCGCTTGTACGAGCTGCGTTCGTCTTCGCCCATCCCGCCCCACACGCCTTCGGGGATGTGGTTGTCCACGGCGAACCGGAGGCATTCGAGGCGGACCGGGCACGAGAGGCAGATGCTGATGGCGGTCTCCATCTGCTGGACGGCGGGCCCGCTGGTCCCGATTGGCCACCACAGCTCGGGGTCGTACTGGAGGCAGTTCGCCTGGTTGCGCCAGTCGTCCACGGCGGCGTCCGGGGTGGCCGGTGCGTGCCGGTTGCTGCGGCTCATCTGCTCGCCCCCAGGAGGGTGTCCAGGGATGCCAGGGCGGCCGGTGGTGGCGCACCGATTTCCACGTTGGCTCTGGTGCCCCAGGTGGTGCGGTTGAGGGTGAGCAGGGACCAGACCCTGACCGGCATGACCACCAGCAGGTTGAGGAGCCCGTACAGGGGTGCGGCGGCGAACCCGATCACGGCGTCGACCCACCACCGGTCACCGCGGTGCACCGCGAACGCGTGAACGCTGCGGGCCCAGGCGCCGATGCAGATCCATTCCAGGTAGGACCCGAGCGACAGGGTGCCGGTGAGGATCGGGTCGACGACCAGGGCGACAAGGAGGCCGCTGCCGAACCCGGCAGTGGCGACCATCTCCAGCCCGGACAGCCACCACGCGCCCTGGCGTGGCGACAGATGCTGGAGGGCCCATAGGCTTTCGCGCCAGAACGAGCGACCCCACCGGGCTTGCTGGCGCAGGAAGTGACCGATCCGCTCGGGGACCACGGTCACCGCGACCGCGGTGCGGGCCAGAACGACCCGCCCGTGAGCCTGGTGGAGGTTCGTCAGGTGCCGGTCGTCGCCGGTGGTCTGCTTCTCGCCGAGGAACTCCTGCTCGAGGAATTCCTCGAGGTGCTGGTGGACGACATGAGCGGACCAGAACGCGATCGCCCCGCTGACGCACAGGACCGACCCGAGGCGTGAATAGGCGGCCCGCTCACCCAGGAATGAGTTTACGTACCGAAGGTCGACCAGGCGGGTAAACAGGCTCTTCCGGTAGTTCGCGGCCAGCGCCACACCCGTGACGGCGACAACGTTTTCACCGGCGAAAGCCCGCACCCCCTGACGCAACGCGTCGGGGTCGAGGATGACGTCGGAGTCGACACACAGGTACACGTCGACGTCCCGCATCGACCGGAATCCGGCGGCGAGGGCCTGGCGTTTCCCCCGGTTGGTGGGGGCGGTCAGCAGGGTGAAGGTTGCCGGCCAGCCCGACCAGGACTCGAGGACCGGGGTGCTGCTGGCGTCGTCGACGACGGTCACCCGGTACGGCCTCCGCGTTTGCGACCGGATCGACTCCAGGCACCGGCGGAGGGTTTCGGGGTCCTCGTTGTACACGGTGACGATGACCCCGACCCGCAGGTCGGGGGTCGCACCGTGCGTGGCAGGTGTGGGTAGCACCGACAGAAGGACTTTCGCGGCAAGGTAGGCCATCAGGGCGCCCCCGTAGAGCGCGATCGTCCCGGACAGCCGCCAGGCGGCGAGAGCGGTGACAGCGGCGAACAGGGCCAGCGGGAGCCAGGTGGTCTGCTGGATTTTCACTCGGGGATTCATGACCTCTCCGGCGGGCGGGGTTTGGGGTGCTCGGGCAGTGGTGGCCGTGCCGCCTGCTGTTCCTGCTGCGTCATCCGTCCGGCGTCCGCCGCCCATTGCGCGGCCGTGGCGTCGCGGTTCGCCTGGTCGATGACGGCCTGCTCGACCCCGGGCCCGGCGGCGGCCAGGGTCGCGTGGATTAGGGCGGCGGCCAGGTATAGGGCGGCGTCCGTGCGGCCGGCCTCCCGCAGCGCCGGGAAGTTGTCGGCCGCGCACCGGGCGATCTCCTCGACCGCCCGCTCGGTCAGGCGCTCCGCCTCCATGTAGTGACCCGCCCGGTTCATGCGCTCACCCAGACGCTGGCGGGGTCGAGTGACACCGAGCGGCCCGGCCCCATGTCGAGGGTGAGTGACCCGGTGGGGGTGGCGCTGATCACCCGGGCGTGGGTGATCACCCGGGGTGGGGTGGGGTCGTGGATGGCATCCGGGGTTAGTGGCCCGGGTGGAAGCTCGCGGTCGCCGAGGCCGAAAACCTCACGGACGTGTGAGTTCTCCGGTTCCCAGGCGATCAGGGTGTCGAGGATCGGGTGCGGGCCGAGGGCCATCAGTCGTGCTCCTTCGGAGTCAGGAGATGGGATCTGGGAGGATGGGCGATCGTGCGGCCGGTGATTCGGAGTCCCGGCCGCACGCCAGGTGGAGGGCGGGCGGCGCCGAGGCACGCGAGCCGAGTCGGTTCGCCGCCCGCCAGTCGGGGGGTGTCACCCGGTGGTCTTCCGGGCGCGCTGCTCAGCGATGACCGCGCGGGCGACCGCGCCACACGTGGCGTCGTCGGCGTCGCGCGACCAGGATTCGATGGCCGCGACAGCGACGACGGCCGCATGGTCGCCGGGGCTGCCAGCGGGAGCGAGGTCGCGATAGATCCGCACCGCTGACGCAACCCGCTCGGCGGCCTTGTCGCGTTTCGTAGCGGGCTCAGACGTGACACCTGCCCGGTTGTTTGGCGGGCGTAGCTCGGCGATCAGTTCAGACTCGCGGGCCAGTGCGGCTTCGCGGTTCGGTAGGTGCTCGATGCGGATGGTGGAGACCAGTTGCCACCATCCGGAGTTCGCGCGGTGGGAGCTGGTGCGGTTGGCGAGGGTCAGCGAGATGCCGACGTAGAGCACGGCATCGTCCGCGTCGAGGTGGATGTAGACGTCGTGCGGGCGCTGGTCTCGCTTGGTGATGCCATGCCGTACTGGCCTGGCGATCCCGGGTGGGCCGAGACTTCTGGCGATGATCGCTTCGTACTTGGCGAGCTTGGCCAGGCCCTCGGCGGTCGGCACCACTTTCGGCCTGCGAGGTGTGCTCATTGCTGACCTCCGGTGAGATGGTCGATCAGCGCCGCGAACCCGGGTTTCAGTGCGCGCCACATCTTTTCGCGCCGGTCGGCGATCAGTGCGGCGGGGGTTCCGGGTTCGGCGAGGCACGCGTATTCACTGCGGGCCCGGTCGCGATCGGCGAGCGCGTCGGCCAGGACCATGGCGAGCAGCCGGGCGGAGTCCGCTGGACTGAGCTGCGCTGGGTCGGGGGTGACGGCTGGACGAAACCAGTCGCTCGCTTCGGCGACCGGCTCGGGGTCACCGTCCCAGGTCCGGGGTGTCGCGTCCCAGGCCCTCACCAGGCACCTACGGTGACCGCGACGAGGGCGATCAGGCCGATCAGCCCGATGACCAGGAACACGCCGATCAGGAGGACACAGGCGGTGATCTGCCGGATCTCCGTCCACGTGAGAATCGGTGCCTGCACGAATTTTTGGGGGTAGGCCCCGTTGTAGACGCGTGCGGGTTGCTCGTGGATGAGGCGAGGTCCGCGGCGTGCGTGACGGGCCCTCACCGCTTTGCCCTGGGTTCGGGTTTGGCGAGGTCATGGAACTCGGCCAGGCGGGGGTTCTGTGTCCGGAACGCGGCCTCCGCCCGGTCGGCGAGGGCGTGGCGGTCGCCCACTGGGTGGGCGCAGACCTGCGCGGCGGTCCGTTCCCGGGTGATCATCCGGGCGATCTCGGCGCGCATCGCCGCGGCCCGGCGGTCGGCCCTGGTGCTCATGAGTTCGCCCCGTCCTCGTCGAGGTCGAATGGGGCTGTTCCGAACCTGGGGTTGACGCCCCGGGTCGTCCAGGCACAGGGGGTCGTCGAGGTCGAGGAGCACGTCGAGTTCGTGTGGGGCGTCTGGGATCCGGGTCAGCCTCCACCACCACCCGACCGTCAGGGCGGTCAGGGCCAGCAGGGTGAACCCGTTCGGGGTCGGGGTCAGGGGCAGGTGATGCCACAGGTAGCCGAGGTTCCCGGACACCCCGGCCAGCGCCACGAGCGCGGACCCGAAGATCGCGACCGGGACGACCAGGGACAGCCCGGCGTGCCCAGCCTCGGCGGTGGTGGGTACGCATTGGCAGCGGTCCCCGGGGACCGAGTCCGGCGTGACAGCAGTGAGTTTCGCGCAGTCCAGGCAGATGAACTGGAAGCACTCCCGGCAGAGGTACCCGGTGATCGACCCGTCCGTGTAGGCGGCCCGGGCGAAGGGGTGGGCGCAGGCCACGGGCTGGACGATCGTGGTTTTGTCGGCGCGGCCTGCGCAGTTCGCGCAGAGCCGCCACCGGCGGTCACCGAGGTTGATGGTGACCTTGACAGTGCCGGACCGGCGGCATCGCGAGCACATCTGCTCAGAAGAGGAAGAGCGGCCGGGTGAGGCCACGGGGGGAGCCTCACCCGGCCCTCCTCCGGTGCGGTGGATGGCCGCACCGTCCCCGACCACGGCACGGGGGGAAACCGTGGTCGGGGGGTTCTGGGTGGGGGTTGTCATGCCGTCACCGCCGGAGCGGCGAGCTCGTACCCGGCGGGCATGTGACCGTTGTGCCCTGGATGCATCTGGCCGACCGGATGTCCCGTCTTAAGGTCGCACGGGCCGCCCGGAGTCGGCTCGCCGCATGGGATGAAGTCCTTCGCAGCGGCCACCGGCGTGCTGTTGGCGAGCAGCTCGTCACGGGCGGCCGTGAGGACGCTGGCGAGCGTCGGGGGCACCTCGGTGCCGTGGACCTCGGCCGCGACCGCCACGGCCTGCGCGACATCGAGGGCGATCGCCTCGGCGGGCACCGGATCGATCTCGGCGGCAGCGTCCATCAGGGCGCGTGCCAAGTCGAGGGCTTCGTCGCGGGTCAGGTACAGCAGGGTCGATTCCTCGTGGCCCCGCTCGTACGCATCGACGATCACGTACGGCTGACCGAGCACGCGGTCAGCCTTGACGGAGACCGTGGCGCCGTCGTAGGACTCGGTGATCACGCGGGTAGTCACGCCGACACCGCCGATCCGGACTCGTCCAGCGGCGTGTCGGTGATGGTCGGCATCTGCTCGCGCAGCCGCTCAACGTCGGCCCGGGAGTAGCCGACGCGCTTCGTGACGGGCGACCGGTGCCCGGTGATCAGTCCGTTGCTCTCGTACCGCTGGACGGTGCGTGGACTCACCCCGAGCGACTCGGCCACGGCCTGTAGCGACAGCAAGTCGCCGGGGGCTTGGCTAGTAGTGGGAGGCATAACCAGAGTTGTAGTCCTGACGAACGCTGACGTCAAGTCATGTCAGGCATACTTAACCTCGGACAGCAGTTGACAGGACGACAGGGCATGACAGAGCATGACTGTCATGTCTACGAACCCTGAGGTTGTCCGCGCCCCTGACGTGAACTCAGAAGTGGGCGCTCGGATACATCAGATGATGTTCCGGAAGCGGGTCAGTCAGACGAAGTTCGCGCCCAGCGTGGGGATGAGCCAGAGTCTGCTGAGCAAGAAGCTGCGCGGCGTCGTGCCGTGGTCCGTTGTCGAACTGCTGCTGGTCGCAAACGCACTTGGGGTCGACCCCGGCGAATTGCTACCGAAAGTCGACCCCAAGGTGGAAGAACCACCTATCCCTGGGCTCCCCCGGATGGACTCGAACCATCAACCCTTCGCGTACGTGTCATCGCAGGTCGCAGGGGGGTCGGTTGTTCCCCTGTTCGCCCCAGGTGACCCGCGCTGGACGCACGACCCCCAGCGAGCGACACGGCCGAGAACCGGTCGTCCGTTCGGTCCCGTTCGGGTGCGTTCGGGACATTTGGTGGCGGTGTGAGCACAAGATCAAGCATGACCATGACATGGAGTGATGCACTAATCGCATGGCGTCGCGAGATGCAGGCGGCGGGCCGGTCTTCCGAGACCATCCGCCTGCGGATGTACTACCTGACCCGGTGGCAACGGGTGTGCCGAAGACCCCAGGCAGCCACCCGCGCGGCGATCATCGCGTGGCTAGCGCACCCCAGCTGGAGCCAGGAAACCCGCCGATCGGCTCGCACCGCGATGGTCACCTTCTACCGGTGGATGCTCGAGGAAGACCACCTTCCCCCGGACCCGGCCGGCAAGGTCGTCAACCCGGCCGGGCGGCTACCGAGGATCACCGTCCCGAAAGGCGTCGCCCGGCCCGCCACCGACCAGGCCATCCAAAGAGGCCTCGACGCCGCCACCCTGCGCGTCAAGCGGATGATCCTGCTCGGCTCCCTCGGAGGTCTGCGGCGCGGGGAGATCAGCCGGGTCCACACCCGCGATCTGAGCGGGCGGGACCTGATCGTGCACGGCAAAGGCGGCAAGCAGCGCGTCATCCGCCTCGACCCGTCGCTGGCCGCCTCGATCGCCTCCGCCCCGGACGGCTGGCTCTTTCCCGCCCCCGACGGGCACCAGATGACACCGGCGCACATCGGCGTCCTGATCAGCCGGGCACTACCCAAAGGGACCACACCGCACATGCTCCGGCACGCGTGCGGAACCTGGCTGAACGACAACGGGGTGCCGCTGACGGACATCCGCGACTGGCTCGGTCACGCGGACGTGTCAACGACGCAACGGTACGTCCAGGTCAGGATCGAGCGCGCCGCGGCGGCCACGGAGGAAGCCGCGCGCCGGTTCGTGGCCTGACCGTTCAGCGCACAACCCACCGAATGTCCTGGTTCGCCGGACACACCGTGTCTGGCGGGCACATCATCGGCACACCACACCAAACGGAGACAAACATGGATGACCCACGCCACGGCAACCAGCCCTGGCAACAGCAGTACGCGCCGCCAGCACCGAAGGCGCGCCCGAACCACGTCCTACACCTGATCCTCACGATCGTGACCTGCCTCGCCTGGTCGCCCGTGTGGATCACCCTCACCGCTCGGTACTGGAACGTGGTCGACTGGCGCAACCCGGCCGAGCGGCCAGGCATGGACCGGCGGACCTGGATCACCATCGGTGTCATCGCCGTCCTGAGCATCGGTGGGGGCGTCATCGGGAGCATGGCCCCGACCAGCAGCACGACCGCCACGACCGTTGCTGAGGAGAGCACCACGGCGGCTCCGGCGGCGACGACCGCCGCCAAGGACACGAAGACCACGAAGGCCGCCGCGCCCGCTGAGCCGGCTGCTGAGGCAGAGCCGAAGATCAAAGCCCCGAAAGGTGTGACCGTGTCCGGGGATTACGCCGAGACACTCCAGGTCCGCTCCCTCAAGGCCACCCGCAGCGCCATCGATCTCATGGACGCTGACCTGCGCGTGAAAAACATCTCCGACGACGACGTGTCGTTCGTGTCGATCAAACTCACCGCCCTGCGCGGGGAAGAAGTGATCGCCACAGCCGACGGGATCATCGAATCGATCGACGCCGGACAAACAATCACGACAAGTCTCCTGTCCGGAGACGACTTCCCCAGCAACCGCAAGGGCATCACCTACGAACTAGAGATGGAGTAACCCGATCATCGGGCGCCCCACCAGGTTTCGCCTGGTGGGGCGCCCAGTATTTTGCCCCCAAACGCACCGCACCCCCCTTGGCGACTGCTTCCCAAGGGGGGTGCGGCGGCCCCGGCGGTTACTCCCCCCGCGTGCACAGCGGGGACCACCGGGCGTCTATAGGGGTGGATCTTTGATCCACTGGTACGCCGGTGCGTCCCGGTGGGTGACCCGGCGGTATTTCAACCAGGCGCCGCCACCGCGGCGCACCCGCAGAAGGAGATCCCCGGCGGCCTGGTCGTGCCGGTCAGGCAGGACCCGGACGACACCGCCGAGGACCGCGACCCAGATCTCCACCCGCCCGTCCTCGACCGTGTGACCACCGGCCGGGCCATCCAGGAACCGGACCTTCGCCGGCGTGGTCGCCGCAGCGGTGGTGGGAGCCGGCTCGGCCTCGGGCCTCACAGGTGGAGCCTGACGCGCTCGATGACGTGCCGGCGCAGGAAGCAGGTCGGGACGAATCCGCGGACGTACAGGGCGACGCTTTCCCCGTCCCACGTCGACCAGGTCGTATCGTCGCAACTGAGGACGCCGTCAGGGTGTGACAGCCAGGCCCGCAGGGCGTCGCGGTCCTGGACGGCGACCAGCCGATCTCGGCCGCCATCTCGGCCGCCATCTCGGCAACGAATCTCCACCGTGTCGCGCCTGATATCCAGCTCAGCCACCACGGGCCGCTGGTCGGCGTCGTGCAGATCGATCCTCACTTGCGTCATCTGACGTCCCCACGTCGCGACAAGTCACCCTCGGAGGGCAGGATCGGCGACCGCGAAACAGGCCGCCGACCCCACCTGTCCGTAACTGTGATGTGACACACCGTTTGCTTCAACGTCTCATTTTGAGCCGCGCGTCGTGAGACCGCTCGTGCGAGACACGCCCCCCGTGAGAAACCTCTGTGACGAGACGTCACGAGATGCGACACTCAGCACATGGCTACGGGGTCAACCACAGTCCGCCGGTCACTCGGACGCCGACTAAAGCAACTGCGAGAGCAGGCCGGCAAGACATACGCCGATGTCGTCGACTCGACGATCGCGAGCAAGGCGAAACTGGCCAGAATCGAGGCCGGACAGCAATCGGTCAAGGTGGCCGATGTTCGAGCCCTCTGCTGGCTCTACGAGGTCGACCAGAACCTCACCGACCAACTCGCCGACCTGTCCCTGCAAACCGCGAGGAAGGGATGGTGGGAGGCACACGGTGACGCGGTCCCGAGTTGGTTCACGACCTACGTCGAACGCGAGTCAGCGGCCCTGGAAGCCAGGACCTACCAGTCGGATCTCATCCCCGGACTGCTGCAGACGCCCGACTACCATCGCAGCGTTTTCGAAGCCGCCAGACTCCAGCCGCCCGACTCCGCCGAACGCCAGGTTCAATTGCGCGTCGACCGACAGCACGCCGCCTTCGATCGGCTGGCGCCTCTCGCCCTTACCGCGGTACTCAGCGAAGCCGTCCTCGCCCGCGAGATCGGCGGGACGGAGATCATGGCCGAGCAGCGGAAGCATCTGCTGGAGCTGAGCCGGCGAGTGAATATCGCTGTCTACATCCTGCCCTTCGGCGCCGGCGCGCACCCGGCGCTAAAGGGCGCCTTCACTGTCCTGGGCTTCGACAGCCCGGACGACCCCGACCTCGTCTACTTGGAGACGAGCGCCGGGGGTCGGTACATCGAGGAGCCCACAATGCTCCTGCAGTACCGCGAGGACTTCACCAGAGTCCGCAACCAATCCGTACCCATCGAGGAGTACCTGAAATGAGCACCAACGACCCAACTCAGTGGATTAAGGCTAGCGCCTCGGGCGCTAATGGGGACTGCGTAGAAATGCGTGAGCACGCCGGGCAGGTCCAGGTCCGCGACACCAAGGACACCGGCACCGGCCCGATGCTCGGCTTCACGAAGGCCGAGTTTTCCGCCTGGCTTGATGGCGCGAAGAAGGGCGAGTTCGACCACCTGATCTAGCCCCGCGAACGACGACGAGAAGGTCCACCCCACGCGAATCGTGGGGTGGACCTTCTCGTCGTTCTGGTACAGCCTTCCGGAGCCTCCGGAGCCGCCGCGTTTGGAGACGCGGCGCCGAGGCTACCGCCAGATGGCTACTCAGTGACCGGTTTCGTGTCGCAGGCAATCGCAGCGTTCGCCCACATCATCGCTTCCTGCAGTGCGGTGAGCGCAAGAGACGCGTGACGGCCCGGCGGTATCTGACCGGCCACAAAGTGCGCGGTCGTCTTGATCGCGCTGCGGATCGCCTCGTGCTTGGCCACCGTCTCTGGCGTCGGCGGATGATAGCGGAACCGGTTCTCGATGTCGTTGGTGCGGGCGGTGTGGTCGGGCTGGGCGCTCATTGCGCTCCGTCCTGGGGCTCGTTGCGGATCTGGAAGACGGCCAGTCCGGCGATGATCGCGGCGGACGCGATCGCGCTGATCTCGACGTCGGTGAACCCGTTCGGGTACGCGGTGGCCGCTGCGGCACCGGCGGCGGTGACGGCTGCCACCAGGGCTTTTCGGATGTGGGCGAGTTTCATGGTGGGGGTCCTTCCGGAGCAGGGTTGAGGCTGGGCCGGGCGGTGAGGCCGTTGAGTTGCCGCTCGATGCGTTCCTGCCCTGCGCGCAGGGCATCGATCTGGTCGCGGGTCGAGTGCCCGCCGTTGGGATGCAGCTGGATCGCGGCCGACCCGGCAGCGTCGGCGACGTGACCGAGCCGCCGTTCGACGGCCGCGAGACGATCCATCACTCCCGGGCGGCCGTCCCCGCGACCCGGCTCAGACTCGGCGACCCCGACGACGTCATCGATCAGCCGAGATGCCTTGCGCAATGCGGGGATCACCTTCCGCAGGAAAGCGACGATGACGGCCAGGAGCGCGGCCAGGGCTGCCGCCTCGCCGAGAGTGATGGCCTCGATCCACTCCTGCATCAGTGCGCCGGGTCGCCCGGGAGGCGCTCAAGGATCTGGGCCAGCAGCGCGCCCTGTGCGGCGATCTCGGCCCTGAGCGCCTTCGTCTGCTCGACCTGCTCATCGCGTACCCGCTCGATCTCGTCGCGGGCGGCACGCACACCAGGTGGCCACTGGAGAAGCTCCCGGACTGTCGCGGTCTTCTGTCCGAGCAGCTTCTCTGCCTGAGGGGTGAGGTCCACCTCGTCGGTCAGCTTCATGTCTGAATCCTCCTGCGCTGGCTTGATCTTCAGATTTACCGCTGCAATCCGGCGGCGGTGCGCGTCCATCGCGAAGCTCGGGTCGGACTTCCTGCCGACCGGTGCGCAGGTCTCCTTGTGCCCGCGCACATCAGCGGCAGTCAGGCCGAGTTCATCGACCAGGGCGGCGCACAGGCGTGCATAGGCGTCCATCTGCGCTGGCGGCCAATCGCCCTTGGTCCCGGGTATCCCGACGGCTTCGGCCTCGATGCCGACGGCGTGGCTGTTGAGGTAATCGACGGATCGGGAGGTGCCGGCGTGGTTGCTTTTCCCCGCGGCGATCACATAGATAGTCCCGGCGATGCCGAGCCCGTACTGGGCGAGCGGGCCTGGCAGCCCGGGGCGCCCGTCCCGGACCACGCGCAGGGACGGGTAGTTGCCTCGCGCCCCACCGTTGGCCGTGTGATGACAGGTGATCGTACGGACGTCACTCATACCACCAGGGCGGCCGCGAGTCTTCCACCCCTTGACCTCGACCACCGGAAACCCGGTGCGCCGGGCGATCGCGGCGAGCTGGGTGAGCATCACTCCGGCAGCACCTCCTCCGAGGCCTCGTTGTAGACGTAGGCCCGATCCGGCCCAAGCGGCGCGTCCGGGTCGATGAGCTCCCCGTCGGGTTCCCCGTCGGGGGTTTGGATCGCGGCGACCTCTGCCGGGTCGCTCGGGTCGTGCGCGATGGTGCCGGTCATGGTGGCTCCAATCCGTTTAGGGGCAGGTGCAGTCGGTCCAGTCCGGCAGTCCCGCCAGGTCCTGCGGGGCCGGGCGGCCGGTCGGGAGCGGGCAGTCCGGGGTGTGCATCCCGAATGAGGTCATGTACCGGACTTGTTCTTCGCGGTTATCGAATTTCCCGGTCACAGTGTGGCCACCCGTTCGATCCGCAGGTGCGAGGCACTGGATAGCTGGGTCGCGGTACCGCTGCTGGTCTCCTGCGCCCACTGCATTTTGAGGAGTCCCCCGGCAGTGACCTTAAGGGACAGGTGTTCCCAGATCCCGGAGTTGTTGGACCCGTCGAGGCCGTAGGGAACAGCGGTGGTGATCGCGTGAGTCGACATCCGGTTGACACCAACGGTCGTGGCCGCGGTGACCGGTGACGCCGCGGTCCCACCTTCGGTGCTGGTCGTCGCCCTGGTCGGCCCGTGGCACATGCGTCCGGCCTCGGACAGGGTGCCCCCGAAATCCCAGCGGACCTGGATGTCACCGGTCGTTGACCCAGACGCATGGAGCCAGGCATCGACGAAATACTCGCCGGGGACGAGAGTCACCTGCAGGTGGGTGTCGTCCACGAAAGTCGTTGAAGGGGCGGTTTGGTTCGCGGCCTTCTTCTTCCGCTGGAGCACTGGCTCCCAGGTGGTCCCGCCGAACACGTACTCGAGTCCGGTGTCGGCCAGGTAGGAGCGCATCCCCGCGACCGGGGTGGTCAGCGCTGCTGTCCGGGCCGCATCGCTGGCGAACCGCATCAGGGTCTGGCCCATCAGGAAGTCATCAAGCTCCGACGGCAGGAGCGCATCACCGTCGGCCCACTGGCGGTATCCAGGCATTAGAGCCCACCCCATCTTGTGCTGTCGCTGTAAACCGCGAAACTATTGGGGTTCCACGGGTCGAACGTGTGATGCAAGGTATCCGGTGCTCCGTCATGGTTGTACGTGGTGTGCCACGCCGCGTACGGCACGTTCAGGGGGTCGGTGAAGAACTCCCACATCTTCTCCCAGTAGAACGGGTTGTCCCCGCCGTGGTTGCCGTCTGCCGGGTGTGCGTTCCCGCCCTCGTCGAGGGCAAACTGAATTCCCTGGGCCACAGCGAAGTTCCGGACCGTCTGCAACCCCGGGGTCCGGTTGATCTCGGTCGTCCAGTTCCCGTCCGTGAACGTCGGCTGCCACTGGTCATACGCGTCGACCGCGATGATGTCGATGTACTCGGCACCAGGGAACGCGGCGAAGTCCGCACCGGCCTGTGAAGGGCCTTTGTTGAAACACAGGTCGAATTTCACGTTCGTGGCGCCGCCGGCGCGGACGTTCGTCACGAAGTTGATCAGGGCCAGCTTGAGGGCACCGGACCCGCCGTTCTGGATGGACCAGTTGTACCAGTTCCCGTTGCATTCCCAGTCGACCCGGATCGCGTGCAGAGCGTGATTCAAACCCTGCGACACCAGGGACGCACCCAAAGCCCGTTGCTGCGAGACGAAAGCATTGTTCGCGCCCTGGGTGTTCATGGATGACCCGACCGCGTTCGGGGCGTGCGGGATGGACGTCACCAGGATGTGCCCCGACTGCAGCCACTGCGCATGGTCGGAGGAGTGGGAATTCAGGTCCGCCCACGTCTGGCGCGGCGGGAAGAACATGAGCCCGTCCATCGGGCGGGCGCGGGAGTTCCCGAAGCTGTTCGCGCTGGCCACCGACCCGCCGCCGGTGAACACGATGCTGTTGTGCCCCAGTCCGCTGATCCCGACCAGGGGGATGACCGCACCCGGATTCCCGGGATCCGGGGGGCCGACAACAACCGTGTCCGTGGTGATCTCAGCGGTGACCCGCTCGACCTCGACGGTACCGACCATCGCCGCGACGAACACGTGATAGGTCGTGGTGCCCAGAAGTTTATCGAACGTGAGATCGAGATCAGCTGGATCGAGGATCGTTTCGTAAGCACCGAACCCCGTGGAGTCAACCCCGTCGCGGCCGACCTTGAACCCGGTCAGGGTTGCTCCGGTCCACGTCCAATCGAGATCGACGGTGGACGCGGTGACGTTGGAGGTGATGAGCTCCAGGCCCTCCGCTGCGACTGTGGACGTCGAAACCCAATCCGAGGGCGCGGACCGGATGTTCGGCTCGGCACCGAAAGCGTAAACCGTGAAACGGTAATCGACACCGGAGGTGAGACCGGTGATCGCGGCGACCGGCTCATACACAACCTTCGATTGCGGGGCGAACCCGGTGCTGTTCGGGCTGATCGCCCGGTTGTCGAACCCTGCGAGGATCCGCTGATACCAGACCACCCACCCGATCGGGACCGGCCCGTGATGCGCGTATTTGATGACGTCGTTCTGGACGATCTTCACGACCGGGGCAGGAGACACGGTGATATTGATGAATCCGAAAGCTGGTGCACTGATGGCGGTTACCGCAAAAACGGTGTCTTCTTTCTCCGTCACCCCATCATCCTCGTACACCCGTAACTCGTCCCCGACCGTGACATCCGGGACAGCCGACGAGGCCACCGTGAAATACGAGGCCAGCAGAGGGGTGCCCTGCGCCACCCCCAGCGTGTCATCTGACCATGCCAGGGTCGCCGTACCAGCATTCAGCGATATGCGCACGTGATCGGGCGCTGAGGGGTTCAACTGCGATTCGCGGGTCACGAGCTGGCCCGGCTCGCAGGTGAGGTCGATCATCCACCGGTCTTTCCCAATGCTGTGAGTCATCCCCACCACAGCACCCTCGTAGGTGGCCCCCCCGTGCCGGTACGACGCCAGGATCGGCAGCCTGGATGGCAGGGCCAGGTCATCCGAACGGGGCACCCTGGCGCTAGCCAGGTAGGCGCGCGGGCGAGCCACCAACGGCGTGTACGCCGGGACCGACGACATGTCCCACTCATTGGGTGCCACCGTCGAGATCTCCCGCGTAGCGGTGACCCGCTGCCCACCGGCCCGGTAGGAGCGGACGAAGCCCTCGTCCTCCTTGCGGGTCACCACTACCGCGGACGTCGACTGCCGGTCGACAGCGATCTGGTACCCGGACACGACGTGCTCGTCCTCCAGGGCCCACCGGGGCGCACCCTGATACGAACGGAACGTGACCGCTGTCCCGGACGACTGATCGAGCAGCAGCCCGGCCCGGATCGCGAGATCAGCCAGCAGCTCCCCCTGCGTCCCGGTGACGTCGGACTCGACGCCGACGCGTTCCTCGAGCTGGATGTCGGCGCGGTCGTCCTCGACCAGGACCGCGCGCCCGGTGACGTCTGCGGCCCGGTCGCGGACCTTCCCTGCGTCCCACTGGATGACAGGCCCACCACCACCGCCCAGAGACCACAAGGTGGTGACGGTGCCGATCGCGGGCTGCCCATTCTTGATGCCCTCATAGCCGCGGGCTTGGAGAACGACGGTGAACTCCTCTTTCCCGTCCTCATCCAGCTCACTGGTCAGAGTGGACTCCGCGACGTAGCCCTCGAAAACAGTTGCTGAGTCGTAGATCAGATGCAGTTCATCACCGTCGGTGACCGCGAAAACGTCCCGGTCACGGGTCGCCAGAGACAGTGTCGAGACCTCGGGCTCGACCCAGGCCCCGTCCACGACCCGGCACGCCAAACGCACCGCAATACTCGTGTAACCGCCGAGGACATCCACCCACACGCCTAGGCTGCTGCGGAGTTTCGTGATCCCCAGCCGGGACTGACCGACGATGAAGCCCCGCCGATCCGCCTCCAGCTCCAGCAGGGCCGGGTCAAAGTTCTTCCCGAACTCACGGTGCGTTGGCATCAGGCGGCACGTCCCTGCGTCTTGTAATACTTCGACAGGACCTTGTCGACCTGGCGGCCGGCCTCGACCGGGTCACCCACCACCCCGGTGAAGATCACCTGCACGCTGCCGGCGTACAGGCGGGGAGTGCCCGTCAGAGGGCGCGGCGAGGGCATCGAGTTGAACCGGGTAGCCACTGCACTAGCGACCGCCGCGGATGCGAGTCCTGCGCTGCTTTCCCGGGATCGGATACCCCCGATCAGCAGATCCATCAACTGCTTACCGGCGCCGCCCCGGTTCCACGACTTCAGCGGTCCGCGTTTGATCGGTGAACCGGGGAAGACACCCTTGATGACCCCCGCGACCTTGTCTGCGGCACCCCTCAGCGGCCCAATCATCTTGTTGATCCCGTTGATGAGGCCCTGGATCAGAGCCCGCCCGGCCGCCGCCAGGTCTATCGACGTGATCGCATCCCTGGCGCGGCCGATGGCTGATTTGACGTCGGCAACGAGGTTTGCCATTTTCTCCTTCGCGGCGGCTTTCGCGTCGTTGAATTTATTCCTGACCCCGGTGACGAGCGCGGCGAGCTGGGCGATGACCGCGTTTTTCGCTGAGGACGCAGCGGATTTCACGAGCGCCCACAGCCCGTTCCAGATCCCCACGATGACGGCTTTCCCGGCGCTGAATGCTGCTTTAATTCCGTTGAACGCCCCGGTGACGAGGCCCTTGATGATGGTCCAGGCGCCTCTGACGATCTGCTTGATGCCCGCCCATGTGGTTGACCAGTCACCGGTGAGGATTCCGGTGAAGACTTTGACGATCCCGATGATGATGTCGAGGGCACCCTTGATGACCGTGACAATGGTGCGGATCGAATTCACGACGATCGGGGTGAGGACCTGCACGAAGAATGTGACAACGGGGGTGACCGCGATGATGAAATCCAGGAATGCCGGGACCAGGTCATTGACGATCTTGTCTCTGATCTGCTGCAAGGTCGGCAGGACCGCTGCTTTGATCTGGTTGAAAGCCCCGACCAGGGCGTCCTTCAGCGGTCCAGCGACGTTCATGAACCGTTCCATGAACGTCGCCCCGGTGGGGTTCGTGAACGCGGCCTTGACGTTCGTGACCGCTTCTTTGATCTGATCGAAATGGCGGATCACCAACCCCACCGCTGCGACGATCGCGACGACCGGGCCACCGAACACAATCGAGAAGACCGCGAAAGCATCCGATAGGAGGTTGATTTGAGTCTGGTATTTCTTGTAGAAATCGATGACCTTGCTGATCGCGGCACCGACCGTGATGACCGCATCCTTGATCGACGTGAACGCGTCCTTGAGGTCGTCGAACCCGTCCTGCACCGACTGTGCGGTGATGCCCTCGATCTTCTCCGTGACCTTGTCCAGAACCTTCGTCAGCCCGGACGATCCTGCGGCCAGGGATACCCCGGCGATCCGGCCGATCATCTCCCCCAACGCCGTCCCCAGCTTCAGGACGTGCGGGGAAACCTTCTCGAAAGCCGTTGCAGTGGCGGTAGTGATGTTCCGCAGCGCGCTGAGGCCCGGTGTCGACTTCGCCCAATTCAGGAACCCCTTCACCACCCCATTCGACGCGACAGCGATCCGGTTCATCTGCGCCGAAATAATCGGCATACCCAGCCGGTTGAACTCCGCCGCCAAGGGTTTCACGCCCTTGGCCGCGAGCTTGCCCGCCTCGACACCGGCAGCCTTGAAACCCTCCGTGATCGGTGACAGCGACGCAACCACGGCCGGACCGATCGCGACCATCGTCAACTTGATGAACACCGCCGCAGCAGCAAATGCCGCTAAGGCAGGCGCAGCGTTCCCGAAGGCCTTCCCGACTTTTAGTATCGCGGCCCCCGCCTGAGTAAACACCGGGGCTAGGGCGGCGGCCGTGCTGGCGACCTGAGCGAGCGCCCCGACACCCTTCAGCAGGCCGGCCGCAAGCCCAGCGATCCGACCGCGGACCGCCGAAGCAACCCGCCCGACGCCTTCCAGGGCGCGGCCCATCGTGCGGCTTTCCCGGGCGGTCTGGCGAAGCTCCCGGATCGCCTGAATGGCATTCGCGAGTATCGCGATGCGGACCGGTCCTGCCATGTCAGATGCCCCTTTCCATTTTCTGCCGGATCACGGCGGTGAACTCCTGGAACTCGGCCATGCTCAGCGCGTCGTACTCGGCCTCGGTGGGTAGCCAGCCCAGCCAGGCCCCGAACATCGCCCGGTTGCGGGCTCTCAGCCGTCGGGCGTGTCGTCTTTTCCCGAATCGGTCTCCGGGTTATCGGGGTCCAACTCGATCGGTTCCGGAGCGAAGTAGTCCTGAGCCGTCTTCACGGTCATTTTGTCGATGTCGGGCCACGCGAACTTGTGGCCTGGTATCCGTCGTTCCATCGCCCAAATCGTCCCGGCCATCGTCGAGAACGGGCTCATGTCATCGAAATTCGCGCCGTAATGCTTTTCGATGGTTCCGATCTCACCGAACGTCAGCATTTCGGCGGCCTCGGACATCGGGATCTTGCCCGCGGCTAGCGCCGCGTCACGTTTCTCCAGGTACTCGGCGCGCTCTTTCTCGGACATCTCACCCGCGTCAGGTGTCTTCATCCCAGGCCTCTTCTCCGGATCGCCGCTTGCGCGTCCCGCTCGATCAGTTGCAGCGCGTACGGCAACAGCGCGGCGTCCGCGCGTTGCATGAACTCGGCGGCTTTAATGTTCCGTTTCGGCCACCCCCAGTTGATGACCCCTGCGTACTCGGTCGCGGACTTCAGGGTGACCCGGACAACAGCCTTGTTCTTCTTCGTCGTCGTGCCCTGGATTGCCCTAGCCAGGCGACCGGTCCTGACCGGCGCGAACTCGCTGGCCAGCCGGGCGCCCTGGCGGGCGATCGTGTTGAACGCGTCATCGAGGTCACCGAACTTCACACCGAGCGCGCGCATCGCGCGCGCCAGTTCGTTGATTCCGGTGACCTTCACGACCCCAGCCATCAGGCGGTCACGCGGGTCGGTTTCGTGGTGAGGGGCCAGAGGACCTCCACCTGCTGGCGCGCCGACGGGCTGATGTCGGCGGTGCCACCGATGAACGTCCCATCCGGTTCGCGGATGTTCGCGGTCATCGTGAAATGCGGCTGCGACGCCGACGCCGATGCGTTCCCGTAGGGGCGTAGCAGCACGGCGACATCGTCACCGGCGTCATCGAAAATCATCGTCCACAAAGTGCTGGTGGCCATGTCCTGGGTCAGGACGATCTTCAGGTTGTACTGCCGACCACCACCCGAGGCGGCCTCAGCGTAGGTGACGTCGTCGCTGTCAGCGGCGTCCGCTTCGACGGTGGCATCGAAGACCTGCGCGGCGTACTCCGTTCCACCGATCGTCAGGGTCAGGTTACGTGTTCCAAGGGCTGCCATTAGCTGGACTCCACTTCTGTCATGAGCGTTGCGGTAAGGACGTAGAAATCGGCCCCACCGATGGTGATGGTGTCCAAGGTCGCGACGATGCCCCAGCATTCGGTCGCCATACACGCGTCATGGAACGCCACAATCAGGAGGTCGCCCTGGGTTTGCGCGTGCTTCAGGTCAGTCCCGAGCGCGAGGACCGCATTGAACGTGGCCCGCAACGCCTGGAACGGCATGCCCTCGGAGCTGATCTCGGTCAAAACCAGCCACCCGGACCCCGATTTCAGCCCAGAAGGCAAGAACGGAAACCACTTCGTGGTCGGCAGTTGCAGTTGCAGCACATCAATAATCGCTGTGCGCTTGTCAGTGAGGTTCATCCGACACTTACCCGCCGGTAGTTTCCCTCTAGCCTGCGGACTTCGGGATCGCGGCCCCCGATTCTGGTCGCATCGACCTCGGACACCGACACCCCCAACGGGACCTTCCTCATCGCCAGATTGCGGGCCACCCGACGCTTCAGGGCCTCCAGGAGGTCCAGCGAATACGGGTCGATCCGGCACGCACGCGCCTGCGACGACTGCTCGGCGGCCAGGGTGGTCGTCAGTTCATCGTCATCCCACTGCGCCGCCCCGTCGCCGAGGTAAGTCCGCAGCTGGGTCAGAGTGACCATCGCAGCGGCCGCCGGGGCGACGTCGAAGGTGTCCTCGACGGCATCTGACACCGCACCTGTGGCGACGAACGTGGCGACGAAACGACCGAAAACGGTGGGATAGTAGTCGTGTCGCCAGTCACCGACCTCCGGATTGGTGGCGACCAGGGCCTCGGTCGTGCCGTCCGGGAGCCGCATGGTCAGTGAATAGCTGGTTGGGTCAGCTGGTTCGCCGTCCGCATCGAACATCAAAAACCGAAGCGGCACAGCCTGACCCACGAAAAACGCGTCCATCGTTCTGCTCCCTCCTCTAATCCGTCGAACGGTGATCACCGTGATAAGCGGTGTCGTATCCGGTGCGTCGGTAGTCAACGTCGCGGACCCTGCGAACTCGGCGACAGCGCCGACGACCCCGGGGATCCCGATGATGGTGAGCGACCCTGTGCCAGGCAGGCCGGCGGGCGCGGTGATGTCCGGTGTCCCGGTGGCGGTCAGTGACCCGGACCCTGCGAGCCCTGGCGAGACAACCGGTTCCGGGGCCCCGCCGGCCGTGAGTGTCCCGGACCCGGTCACGGTGGCGGTACCGGAGAACGCCCCACCGGTAACCGGGGTGTCCATTGCCGTCTCTATCGCGGCCTGGTCCAGGGCCTCGTCATAAATCCGCAGGTCGTCGCAGGTGAAGGGCTCACCATCCGCCGACCCGAGAATCAGGGTGTCCGCGTCCGTGCGCAACGGCCCGGTCAGCGCGGTCGTGTCGACGGATACCCCGTCCACGAAAAGTTCGATGGTGCTGGTCGACTCGGTGTACGTGCCGGCGATGTGGTGCCATGCCTCATCCGTGGGTGCCGTACCCGTGGCTCGGGCGAATTCGGTGCTTGAGCGGGCCTGGATGTGGATGTTCCCACTGAGCAGCAGGATTCCCCATGCACCACTGTCGATGCTGCTCACGTACCAGATGATCGGCCAGCGGACCCCCGGGGTGGAGTCCAGTTTCAGCCACATCATCACGGTGCGGTCGGTGGATTCCCCGATGGCCGGAGCGACGATGGTCGGGCCGGCACCGCCTGCCCCGGAGAACGCCAGGCCACCGTCGGTGTGCCCGGCCCCGGTGCGGGAAGCGTCGCCATCGGTGGGAGTGAAGTCGTGGCCGTTGCCGGTGACGTCGAGCGCGTCCCCGGCCGCCTCATCGAAATTCCATGCCGCGATCAGGGCCATGGCTACACCGGATCCCCGAGCCGGATCCGGGCAACCGTGGCCGCGAGCCGGGCTTCGCCCCGCTCGCCCCGGTCCCCGGACAAGGCCACCAGCAGCACCCCGACCGCCGATAGCGCAGCGGTGCCCGGGATCGCTGGTGTGCGGGCCAGGGTGAGCGTCCCTGTACCTCCCAGGGCGGCCACAGCGCCCGGGTTCGGTACCCCCGTCACGCTCAGACCACCACTACCGGCCGCTGCAGCCACACCCGGGACACGCGGTGCCATGAGCATGGACAGGGCCCCGATGCCGGCGAGCGCACCAGTCCCGACCGGATGAGGGATGACCGTCCTCGATAGCGACCCAGCCCCGGCTAGGACAGCCGACCCTGAGAGCCCAATGACACCCGCGGCCGCGAGCTGACCAGTCCCGGACGACCCGCTTACCGCACCGGACAACGCAGGCGTGCCAGCAGCGGCCAGGACACCAGCACCGGCCAGGATCGGGACGACGCCTGGGGTCGGAACACCTTCGGCGGTCGCCGTCCCAGCCCCGGCCAGAGTCGCCGACCCGGGAATCTGCGGGATCACCCCAACGGCCAAGACCCCCGCACCAGTCTGCGCTGCCTCCCCCGGAAGGGCTGGGGTCCGGGCCACCGACAGGACCCCAGCACCAGCCACAGCGACCGCGACGACCGGTTCGGGGACACCGGTCGCGGTCAGCGTCCCGGACCCGGTCCGCGCCGCCGTATCAAAAGCGACCTGACCACCAACCGCAGCCAGCACCCCTGCACCAGACAGAACCGCGGCAGCCTCGGTCGCCGGGGCGGTGGCCGCGCTCAACGTCCCCGCGCCGGCGAGGACAGCCGCCGCCCCGCCCACCGCGGGGGCACCTGTGACGCTCAGGGTTCCGGCGCCGGCCAGGGTCGCGGTACCGGGGATCGCTGGTGTGCGGGCCAGGGTGAGCGTCCCTGTACCTCCCAGGGCGGGCCCACCGGTCGGTTCTGGCACCCCGGAGGCGCTTAGGGCACCGGAGGCGGTGAACGACGGGGCGCCCGTCGGAGTCGGGACACCCGACGCGGTCAGGGTTCCCGCACCGGTCAGGGCCGCGGTCCCGGCGGCCGACTCGTCAAAAGTGTCGTTGAGGGTGAAGTCGTCGATCTCGAACGTGACAGATCCGACGTTGCCGGGACCGCACCGCAACCCGACGCGACCTGCCGATGTGTACGTGGTGTCGGTGGTTTCGTACAGCCACGCGGCCGGCTCATCAACCCCATCGAGCCACAGCTTGAATTTCACTTCGTCATCGACGACACCGAAACGGACCCGATACCAGGTGTTCACGGAGAAACTGAAACTCCCCGTCCCACCTGTCAGATCCGAACGGGAGTACGCCGTGCTCGTCCCGACATGCCAATTCCCGCCCTGCCGGTTCATCTCGCAGTAGTACCCGGCCGCTCCATCGATCGCATCGATGGAGTGGCGCATCCAGATCTGCGGATACACCTCCCCGGCCGGCCACCGGAACCGCATCGACCACACCGCGTCCGTCGGGTTGGTGATGTTGACCTTCTTACAGGTCTGCCCGGAGTACCCACCGGCTGATCCGAGGGTGAACCGGCCCGCGTTGCCCTGGATAGCCGTCGCCGACCCGGTGCTGAGAGATCCGTTCGCCCATGTCGAGGACAACGCATCACCGTCCGTGCCGGTGAAATCGTCCTCGGCCAGTGACGCCGGGATATTCAGCAGGATCAGCGCCGCGTACCCGTTAGTTGAGGTGTCCGAGTACGTGATCGTCGCTGTCCTGGCCGCAGCAGCAGACGCCGTGAACGTCCCCACGAACGCCGACGAAACCGTGTTCGCCTGCTCGTTGAAATAATGCTCCGTGATCGTCTCGCTGCCCGAGGACGTCACACTGGACACCGTCGTCGGCGTCGCCGTGGTCCTCTCGGTGGCCACCATCAGCACCTGCTGACCCACCGCAGGTGTCACCGACCCTGACGTGGTCGACGTCGAGGTGGCCACCCGCACATCCGCACCGACAGATCCCGGGAACAGGGACCACTCATCGGTGTAGACGTGCCACACGTTGCAGGACTTCGACACCGTTGAGCTCAGGGTGATCGTGTCAGCCGCGACCAGGCCGGTGGCCCGCCACACGGTGACCCGGTGATTCGTCGCAGCCCGGTCGTCGACCAGGACGAACGTTGCGCCGCCCTTCGCCGGGACGGGATCCCAATCGGCGCCGTCCGCGGTGGCGAAGATGATCAACGCGGTCATGGTGGCCGTGACCGCGGCCGGTACCGTCAGGCTGATACCAGGCGGTGTCCCGACCCCGGGAGTTCCCGCGATGACCGTCATTTCATGGCCTCCACACGCACCGCATCGCACGCACCACCAGTGGTGGTGAGCGTGTCCGATGCGAGCGAGAAGACCACGGGCTACCTCAGGAAATCGTGATGGTGAACGTGACCGAGTAGGTGCCCTGCGTCGCGAACGCCTGCGATGTCACGGCCACACCGTCCAGATAGGTGCCTGCCGTGACCGCGGTGTGGACACCAGCACCGACCACAGTCGTGCCAGCGGGCACATCGAACACCACCGTCACAGAGCTAGCGGACGCCGAAGCCGTCGACCACGTCAGGGCTTTCCGCGCGTACGCGGGCGACCCTCCCGTGACCTCCGTACCCGCCGACGCGCCCGGAGCAGTCGTGTAGAGCGCCCCGTACAGGGCTTCGTCGCCGTACCGGTCCGCGAGATGCGTCCGCATCGTCGCTGTCTGAATAGCCATCTACATGCCTTTCTTTTAGTTGTCAGACCGCGACTAGACGCGCGTCTGGATCGATAACGGCATAGCTTGCAACCCAATTCACCCGGGCCGTGGTACCGATCGCACCACCGCCGGTGACGCTCAATTTCAGATCGCCTGGATCCAGAGCGATCGGGACGGCCAAATTGAATCCATACGCGCGACCGGTAGCCGCCACCAGGGCCGAACCGGCGGCGGTGTTGAACCGTAGATACGTTCCAACACCAAGGTTCTGGACAGACGTTGCCGACGCAAGAACGACGTCGGCACCGCCGTCGTCGGGGTCCAGCGAGATAGCGAACGACAGCACCTCGTTGGGAATCGCGACCGTGACGCGGCCCAGAAACCCAGTGAGCACCACGGTTCCACCGTCGATGGTGAACAGGTCAACCGATGCTCCGGTGGCGGGCGGGAGAGCGGCGTCGCGGAGCACCGTTTTACCGAAGATCAGGTCACGTAAACGGGTCGCCTGCGACATCGCCCAGCCCCCTTCTCAGACCGCGGCGACGGTCGCGGCGCTACCGAGGGGCACCCACGTCAGGCCCCACTTAACACGTGCTGTGGTACCGATCGCCCCGCCACCGGCAACGTTCAGCTTGATGTCGCCGACGTCGAGGGCGATCGGGGTGGCCAACTTGATGCCGTAGGAAACATCGGTTGAGGTCACCAGAGCACCACCGGCGGCGGTATTCAGGGTGAACCAGTTGCCGACCCCGATGTTGTCGACGATCAGCAGCGATGCGAGCGCCACATCACTGCCCCCATCATCCGGATCAAAAGCGAGATCGAAATCCAGTGACACGTTCGGGATCGCGACGGTCACATACCCGTAAAACCCGGTGAGGAGGATCGCCCCACCATCGATGCTGAACAGATCGGCCGAAACCCCGGTGGCCGGGGGGAGAGCAGCGGCACGCTCGACCAGTTTCCCGACCGCCGTGTCCCTGATCCGCGTGGTACGCGACATCAGCTATGCCTTCCTTTCGTAGAAATGGTGCCCAGGGGAACGGATTAGACGGCGGAGTAGGTGATTTCCCGAACACCGGCGAGGCGGGTGTTCGCGACCGCCTTGTACCCCCACACGGCCAGATCGATGTATTCGACCCGGTATTCGAAGTCCAGGCGCCGCGGTGGGGTCGCCCACCCGTGGACATCGCCCCGGTTGAACAGGTACGACGACCCGTCACCGCCGTTGCCGGCTTCCAGCGCCCACGAGGGCTTGGCCGGGAGCATCCCTACCATGACCTGCCCGAAGAAACCATCCGTGGACCCGGACGCGTTGGAGGGGGCGATGATCGGGTACAGCTTCCGGCCGACGTCATCGGTCGCGCCGGCCAGCGCGGTGAACAGGTTGCTGGCGACGTACAGGTCACGGAACCGGTTCCCGCCCCGGATGTACGCCAGCGCCGCGAGGTTCGCGGTGACGTCCGCGTCGAGGTCGGCATCGACCCCGTTCAATGCGATCGCGGTCGGGGTCAGAGCGTCGAGCATCGCGACAGCGGCGACCTCGAGCGCCTCGTAGTAGGCGCGGACGATCTCACGCCACAGGATCGTGGAGAACTGCGGGTTTCCGCCCTGGTCCCACACCTCGCGGGTGATCTCGACCCGCCCCGAGGTCGCGGTCGGGGTGATGGTCTGCCCGGTCGTGGTGAACACACCCGGGGTCGGGGCGGTGGCCTCGACATGGTCGGCGACCAGGCCGGACGCGCTGTTGAACTTCGGCAGCGTGAACGGTGTGCTGTCGGAGATCGTGCCCTTCTGGATCGCCAACCAGATCGGATACACAAATTCGAGGTTGTCGACGTACAGATCTGGGCGCTGGATGGTCGGGTTCAGCTCGTTGACGTCGGCCTGGTCGATATCGAACGCGACGCCCATGAACTTCTCGAGACGCTGCGTCGCCGCACCGTCCTTGTTCCGCATCGCGTTGATGATGTCCGTGCTGAAATCGTGCTCGCCCTTGGCGCCGTCGAATCGATACGGCAGGGGCTCTTTCACCTCGACGTGTGCGCCGCCGGGCGCGGCCGGGATGACCTTCGGGCCCGCCCGAAGCGGCGGCTCGGCCTCCAGGTTGAGCGCCGGGGCCGGGGCCGGGGCCGGAGCGGGAGCAGGCGGGGCCGGCTGCGCTGCCACCATCGCGGCGGCGATCGCGGCGATGGTGTCCGCCGACAGGTTCAGAGGGGCGGCGGGCGGTGCCGCACACGGCGGTGCGCCCTCGGCGTGGGTGTGACCGCAGATAGTGCACGGCATGGTGAGTTTCCCTTCATCTGCTGCTGCTGCAACGGAACTGACCCGCGCGTCGTCGAATGACGGGAACGGGAGAATCGAGATCTCGGCCAACGGCGCCGAGACTGCGTGGTGCACACCGGCTCGAGCGGCGAACGTCGCCTCATTGGTGAGCCCGATGGACAACCCATCGAGTACGCCGTCGTCCGCGAGCTCCAGCACCTTGTCACCGTCGGCACCGCGAGCGACCTTGAAGCGCGCCCAGAGGCCTTCGGGGGTGTCTTGCAGTTCGATGGCCTGCCCAACGGCCTGCTTGCGGTCGTGGTCGCGTAGAAGCTTGACCCGACCGACCTGACCGAACTTCAGTGACCCTTTCGAGAACTGGTACTTCCGACCGCCTTTCGACGTGGTCACCCCGTAGGGGACGGCCAAGCCGAAGATCTCCCGCTTCGCGGTGTCGACCTCGAACGCCAGGCGGCCCTCGTCGGTGTCGAACCCGAAGAATGCGTCGTCAGCGTCGAACGTGGGACCACCGATCGCGCGTGCAGCCAAGGTGCCCTCCTGAGTGGGTGAAGGCACCGCTTTCAACGATGCCGGGGGTGGTGCGGGAGCCTCATTCGGGGGCAATTCCTCACGCTTCTGCACCGTGTCGAGGCTGTAGAGGCCGAGCGCGACCCCCGCCGTGTACGTTTCGACCCGGGTTTTCTCGTCCGCACGGACCAATCCGCCGAGATCGAAGCGGGCCATGAACCCCTCAGCGGACACATCACCCATGCTCAACCTGTCCTGGATCGCCGAAATATAAGGTGCGAGCGTGTAATTGACGAGTTCCTGCTGCTTCTGCACCGCGTTCAAGTACGTGCGGGACGTGGTGGACACCTCAAGGTCTTCCGCGCTGATCCCGACCAAGCGGGCGATGTCACGGACCGCGCCCTCACGTGACTCCACCAACTGCAGGCTCGCGGGATCCCACTGCAGCGGGTTGAACGTCACCGACCCGGACACGTACGCGGTCGCCCGAGCGCGGCGCTTGGCCTCCCACCCGTCCAGGAACTCCTCGATCTCCTCGCCCTGCAGGATGTCGTCGGAGTCGGCGCCCTCCATCGGGGTGAACACACCCGACGGCATCGGGCTCTCGGCATACCGGGCGGCGGCGGCGTCCAGGCGCAGCAGCGTGCGGATTGCCCGGGCGCCGGCCACCAGCAGCGGGTCGCACGGTGACCAGAACCGGATCAGGTCCTCGTCCTTCACGTACTCCCACGCGGTGCCCTGGGCGCTGCCGTCACGGCGGACGTACACCTTCTGCTCGTCCCGCACATCCACGCTGCGGGCGTCGAGGCGGCGGACCTTTACCGGCCACCCATCGCCGTCCCGCTCGACCACCCGCCAGAACGCGCGGGCCTCGAACAGCAGATCGTCCAGGGTCATCGTCATCGTGACCGACCGAGGTACCGCTTCCTCGGGCTGGGCAAGCAACGCGTTCGGTGACGCCTCGAACGACGGGCTCAGGTAGTTCATCGGCAACGACCCGATCGAGCCGGCCACGATGTCGCGGGCCCGTTTCACCGCGGCGACCTGGATCGCCTCGCTGCGGTTCAGCCGGGCGACCGGGCCGATCGTCGACTCGTACGCAGGTAGCCCGAAGATCTCCGGGGGCACGCTCGAGGAATCGATCACGAACTGCGGACCGGCATCGGTGGTGACCGCGACGTCGCGGGTGAACCGCAGCCGATCCCAGAAACCCATACCCGCATGCTACGGCCCAGTTTGTAGGAAACCTACAAAGTCAAGCCGTCCTTGCCACATGGACCTGCGGTTTCCCTAGACCTCTTGGCAGAGTCCTACAAAGATGCACCGCACCAGCGAGCGCATAGGCGGCGTCCACGGACGGCCCCCCCAGCCGGGTGAACCTCCACTTATCGCCCTGCGGCAGCTTCCCGGCCCCGGCCAACTGCGCGGTCAGCAATGGGTCACCGTTATGGACAATGCGGCGGCTGATGATCTGCTGCGCCAGGCCGAGGCACACCGCCGGAGCATCCTCACCGGTCAATGCGGTGGCTTTCTTGTCGTTCTTCAGGTCGGCCGCGAGCGCTGCCGCCGGGCCGCCGGGGAACCAGCCGAACGCCCGAGGTTTGATGCTCGCCCGCCATACCGGGATCGCCGCCCTGGCCTCCTGGACGGCGTTCGGGCCTGACCAGGAGTCGACGACCGCGGCCTGGACGCGCCCATCCGACAGCACGGCGGCACCGACCAGCGTGACGTGATTCCCGCCCGGGTCGACGTCCACACACAACGCGACCTTGCCCCGAAGCGACTCCATCGTCGCTGCCTCATCAAGGCCTCCCGCCCACGCATCCATGTCGATCGCGACGTCGAGCACGTCAACGCGCTGGCATAAGACCTCGGTCCGATACACCGCGGGCTCGTCGGTCCGCCGGTCGGAGGCGATCGTGGCCTCGCTGATCGTGTACCCCAGCGCCGGGTTCGCCTGAGCGATCTCGTCGATGTCGTCGAGCGCACACTTGTCCTCCGCGCTCCACTCGAACAGCCCCAGGGAATCATCACCGAGCGCGAGCTGCTCCGCGGCCTCATCCGGGTCGGTGTCCGCCTCGACCTGGACCTCGAGGCCGAGGCCGGTCATCGCAGCGGCCCGCAGGTGATTGAGAACGACGCTGGTGCGGTCACCCTGGTTGGTAATCGCCCATTTCTGGCCGTCCGGGCGGGCATTCGTGGTCTTCGACGAGGCCGACCAGGCGTCCCATGTGGCATGTTCGCGCAGTTCATCGAGGATCAGCAGGTCAACCGACAGCGACCGGCCACCCTTCCGGTTGGCCGCAGCGGTCTTGTATCGCGCCTTGTTCAGCGCGGTGAGCGTCGTCGAGCTGTTCTCCCGACGGACCGCAGCGCCCCGGCCCTCGAATTTGAACTCACCCGCGAGCGCTTCGGTGTCCTCTGCGAGGCTGACGCACTTCTCCCATGCCTCTTTCGCCAGGTCGACCGTCGTCGAGGTGCCGAGCACGAGCTTCGCGTCGTCGCAGAGCATCCGCCACAACGCCAGCACCGACAATGCTGTGGTCTTCCCGTTCTGGCGCGCCACCAAGACCAACACGGTCCGGAACCGGTAGATGCCGAAGCAGTCGAGCTCCAGGGCGTGGATGAAAAGCCATCGCTGCCACGGCAATAGCGGCACACCGCATACGTCGTGGGCGAACTCGACGACCTCGAAGCCCTTGCTGGTCTCCGGTGTCAGGGCGCACCCGCACCCACACGGGCCGGGCTCCCCAGTGACCGCCGGGGGCGTGAAAATCCGGGGCGTCGTCGATCCCAGGCGGCTGCTACGCGCCCTGGGCAGCGCGGCGAGCGCGGATCCTGGCGAGGGCTGCAGCACCCGAACCACCTCCATCCCCAGCCACCGCCCCGACGGCGGCCCCATCCGCACCAGTCTGCGCCGCAGCCGGTCGGCGACCACCCGGCGTCAACCCCAACTGCGCCATGACCGCCAGCAACTTCGGCGCGTCCTGCATCCGCCCCTCATCCACGCTCTTCGCCAGGATCCGCGCCAGATTCACCGCCGCCCCATCCCGCGGATCGATCTCAACAGAGGCCGACAGCGCCAGATTCAGGGCCTTAACCATCGTCGTTGGATCAGGATCACCCGAGGCGGCGGCCGAGCGCCCAGCCGGGCGCCGTGAGCGCGGCACGACCGGCACGACCGCGGGCACCGGAACGACCGCGGGCGCACGGGCAAGGTCAGTCGGGACAGGAGCGGGAGCTGGTGATTCGGCGGGAACCGGAGCGGCCAGAAAATCCGAGGCGCCCCCAAAATCCTTGGGCCCAGACCACCCCTCGACCCAGCCGAACTCCTCACCGGCAACCATCAAACCAATGTCACTCTCAGTGAACTAAGGAGAGTGAGCGGGAGGGTGGCGCGGCCACCGCCGGGGGCCTGAATCCCACCGATATCACTCACAGCTACCGGATCGATGTCACCGAACGTGACCAGGCTCGGGGGCCCGGGGGGCCGACCAAGATCACCAGATGGGCCGACCAAGATCACCATACAGGCCCCTGACCTGCAACGATGACACTCAGTGAGAGAGAGGAAGACAG